AGTCGGTGGTTGGTAATCCGTCCCTAAAATAATTAAATCTTTCGTATGGTGATAACCCTGGTAAAAATCCTTTGTAAGTGGTCGCTATTTTAGGTTTACCATCACCCAATGGTGGTGGTGGATTCTTTTCAATAACACCATTTTCATTTTTTAATTCTTTCGAACCTACACTAATTAAACTTTCTAAACTTGTTATTTTTTTAGCCAACTCAATTATGTCCGTGTCTTCTGATATTAATTCTTTAATATTTTTAAATTCTTCATCCGCCAACAATTTTATCATGTCGTTATTAAAGGAATCAAATAATGTCATGTATTTAACACGTTCATATAATTCATAAACAAACGAAGCGTAACTTTTATCAACAAATGGGATGTTTTCATTTATAACATCAATACCCGATAAATCTTCAATTCTTTGATTTTCAGTATTAGAATCAAAAACATAATTTACATTATTTCTTGTCGGTTCATTATTTACATTAGTTTCAACCCTATTTGTTACAATTTTTACATACTCTTCAATAAAATCAACCTCAGGCCAAAGAGTCTTATCGTATGATTTTAATTTATGTACTAACTCTTCGTCACCTGGATATGCAATCACATTTTGTTTTCCCCCGACTTGTGGTTTTTTAACTTCAGGCCAAGGGTAGATGTTTTCTCCTTTTGATTCTTTAGATAAATTTGTAAGGACTTTTTTTCTATTATTTGCCGCCTCGAATGCTTTATTGTGAACATCTTTCATTAATCTTATAAAGACCTCAGCGTTTGCTAATAACACGGCGAACATATTTCTCACTGTTGGTTCAAATCCAAAACCGAATTCTTTACTCTTGATAACCTTATTCATTTCGGTTTCGACATCATCCTCAACTTTTTTTCTTTGTTCTTCAAATGATTTTCTGATTTCAAATACATCTTCAAAAATACCATCAATATAAACAACCACTTTTTTGTCAGGTAGTGTTTTATAATATGACTGAATATCTTTCACATTTCTGATTGAAATTCTTTTAAAATCCCCACTTGTTTTATTTATTAAGACATTATTATTGTATAATTCTTGGGTTAAAAGCTTGGTTTTACCCATCGCGGTATTGAAACTGGTTAAAAAAAGTTCAAGAGCTCCCGCTCCGTTACCTAATATATGTTTCGTCTCCGTCTTATCTTTTGCATTCAAATAAAACCACAAATCACTTACAGTTTCGTTGTTTGTTGCGGTTTTAGTAAATGATGTATATTCTTGTGATAGATACTGTTTACCCCAAGCTTTGATTGAACTTTCAAAATCATTAATAATGTCTTCCATTTCTTTTATTCCTTGGAAGACTTCCATACTCACTTTACTAAAAACTTGTTGTTCTAATATTTTGTCTAACGATTCTGCTATGTATCCTATTTCTTTTAATGTACGAACAGGAAATCCTTTAGGGATTAACCCTTTAGCTTCATATTGTCTATAAATTGATTTAAGTATTGTGTATCCTCTTGAAGAGTGTGATACTTTTTTTTCATACAAACCAGTTTTTTCATTAAATTTTGCGTCTTTAGTTTCTTCAACTAAAAACATATACGGACAGTTGATTACCGCGGAAAGTGGTATATCGTTTAACCAAGCAAATGTTGAACCAACAAACGTTGTGGATATTTCAAAATTTCCATTACTTTCATTAAACTTAGAAGAAAATTTTGTCATGTGCAATCTATATCTGATTGCTTTACCGTAATAACCTTTAACGGTTAAATAAAATATTGGCCATGGTAAATGAAAAAACGCTTTATAAGGTGAGTTTTCTGATGATTCAAATAAAGTTTTACCTCTAACGTCGACAAAATTAATTGATACTTGAGGTACAAAGTTTGCACCTTTTACGGCAATTTCAATGGAATCAATACCAAAAGATTGTCCTGTTGGGTCTTTAAATTGGTCTTGACCAAAGGTTACGTCGTACCCATCTTTATATGTTGATTCTTGTCCTTGAATGGGTTTTGGAACAAACGCATCGGTCCATGTTGTATCGAAATTACCATCACCACTAGCATTTCTTAAAAAATTTAAATTACCTTTTGCTATTTGAGTTAATGTGTTTCCAATATTATCATCAGCAATAAGAGTCGTTCTTGGAATCAAATCCGCTTCCAAGTTAACATACATAACTAAGTTTTCCTGTTTATGTCCTCTTGGTTGTACTTCTCCATTTGAATCAACAACACTGTTTGGGTCAACATAAATAAGATTGTTTTGGTCAACTTTTACAAGTATGTTTTCATTATTTGGATAATCCTTATTGCTCGCCATAATATAGATTATATAATTCTACGTTTCTTTTATAATCTTGTAAAGTCGTTGTTAACGGAAATGGTATTCTTATAACAAAATTATCAGGTATTTGAAATTCAACACTACCAGCGGTTGGGTTTGCTTGTAAAATTAACCAACCAAATACTGGCGAACCATAATAGTCCTGTGATATTTTATCCAATCTATCCCTACCTTTTTTATAAAACATATATCTGTCCGTTGTTTTAATTGGTAACTCGATACCGGGCACGATTCTAAACTGACCATCCTCAACAAAAAACTGATATCTATCAAAATATTGTCTACTCATTATTTGTTCTATAGAAATTTAATTTATCACTAACTTTATTTGTTGTTGAAAATATATTTTCAACTTCTTCAATAATTACTTGGTTCGTTTCATCGGTAATAGATGAAATACCAAATTTGATATCTTTACCTGTTTTTCTACTTTTAAACTTGGTTAATTTAAATTTTTTCTCTTCTGGTTTTTGTACAAATTTTTCTAATCGTCTTTTTAATTTATTTTTTAAAGAATCTTTGTATAGGTCCGGGTCTTTTAGTTCGTTTATTATAGAATCAATATCTTTTTTATCCGAAAATAATTGTGACATTAAAAAATCAAAATCTGTAGATTGTATTGTTGGATTTAAAAATGTTATGTTTGTTGTTAAATCTTCAAACAATTTACTTGTGTTTTTGTCTATATAATCAATACAAGATTCATATTCACCATACAGCATATCAGATGTGAATCCACTAATCGCAACAGATTGAATTTTTTGATTAGTTGAGGTTCCGTCTTTACCATTTTTAATAACAAAATTTGCCTTATCTAAAGATATGATTAATTTATTTCTAGCAACATCTAATTCAGATAATAGATTTTCGGTTAATTCATTTATTTTTTCTTCAATTTTTTTTATCAAAAATGATTTTAATATTTTTTCATTGGTATCTATCGCTAAAGAATTTGATAATTCTTTGTTGAATCCAAACATATCAACTAAGTAAGTATTTGAAGAATTGTTTATAAAACTAACTAACCCTGTTTTTAGTCCTGTGGTATATATGTTAAGTTCTTTAGTTGGTTGGTGTAATCCATATAGAGTTAATGTCTTACCGGGTGAGGGTGATGTGATGGTGTAAATGTCGTATTGATTAATTGGTCTATAATCACCTTTTAACATCATTGTTGTAATATCTCTACCGTATTTTTTATAAATTTTATTGTAGGTGTCGGTAAATTTATTAAAATATTCTTCGGTAGAATCAAATACAGATTTTATTAAATCAGAGTAATTCATGGTATTATCATCATTTTTTGTACCCATAAACAACCCGTCATTTACATTTTTTGTATTTTCTTCGTCACCATTTGGATTTATTTTATTACCGTAAGTTTTGTTTAAATCATCTAAAAACTCACGTGTAAATTCTTCCGCCTTTTGACCACCAATTGTTTCATTTGTTGCAATTGACCTTTCATCATACATTTCAGTGTTTGCAAAGAAATTAGAAGATAACGCGTTTTGTAATCTCTCGACAGGTTTTGAAAGACCTTGACCACCAATAAAGGTTATACTAAGTGTGACAGACGCAATCATTGGTTGGACACCAATACCTTCCGGATTTAAATCCCATAGTATCTGACCCCCATCATCATAAGAAATGTTAACATCCCTAATAACAACTTTAGAATGGTAAAAGTCACCAATCCTAAGTATACATACCGGTGGTGGACCAAACGAAGTGTTTCTTGCTCTAACATCAGATTCTTCAGATATTCCTTTTATGGGTATGGTATCACCAGGTCTAATACACTGAAGTAAAAAAGTTAATCTACTATTTAACCCCTCAGGTGTTGTTGAGTGAAACGCCGGATGAAAATATTTTAATTTTTCTTTTAATGAAGTAAATACAATAGGGTCAGTGTCTTCTAATTTTTTAAAATAAAAACATTCAGATAATGTTTTTGCAATGATTCTTTTTAATGGGTCAATTGCAGGTTTTCTAGATGGTGGTGGAATTATAACTTCACCATTTTCTTCAATTCTTGTAATTGGGGTTGGGGTTGGGGTTGGTGGGGTTGGTTTTTTTGAATTCTCATTGTACTTAATTTCAACAATACTTTGTCTACAAAAAAAGGCAATTGGTGAATATATTTTTAAATCAGGTACTCTTATAAAATCTTTATCCAAACAATTTTTATCAGGTACATTATCCTTGCCGGTAAATTTTTCACCAAAATTAACTGAATTAATTATTAATTTACTTTCTGTATTGTATCCAAAATCTTTTAAACGATACTCTTTTTTAATAACAATAGGTTCGTCTTTTTGTATAATTACCTTATCGTTTTCTCCAGTATTTTTATTTTGTATTTCAAACTTTTCAGGCCAAATCATTGCTGGCTTGTCTTTCGGCGTTTTGGCTAATCTATCAAAAATATCTTGTAAAACGGAATGACTTCTTCTCATTGCTAACCTTTCATTGTAGTCGGTTGTTGCAACTGATGAACACGACGACGATATGTTTATGTACACATCTTCTATTGTTTTACCTGAATCTGATAGCGAATTTTTAATATCGGTGATTCTTGTAACATATTCGTTATACGCGGCATCGGCTTCAGTAAAATAATTACCTATTTTTGTTTTTTGGTCTGTAATGTCTTGAGCTGTAATTATTTTGTTTTCATCACCAAAAATAAAAGACTTTTCTTTTTTTACTTGTATATCTGTTTGTGATAAACCTGTTAATGTTTTTAATGAGTTTTCTAAGGTATTTTCATAGTGACCTTTTCTTTCCTTAAATGCTTCGTATAATTTTGAATAATTTTCGCTTGTATTTGTTTTGTCACTTGGTTTTGGTATATCGTTTTCATATTTTAAAAACATCCTAAAAGGACCCTTTTTTTCGGAATTAGCATCGTTTCCCTGTGTCGTTGTATTTGTTGGGCTGGATTCAACAGGATACTCAGTTGTAACTTTATATTGTTTAATAATTTCAGGGTCTTTTCCTTTATTTAAAAACGCCTGTATGAGTTTGATATCATTTGTATCTAATTGTGCAAATCTTCTTATTAAATCATAAAAATCCAATTCTTCACATCCTGCAAAAAACGCATTAATGTAGTTTTCAGACTCTTCATCGGACATTCCTTTGAAGTATTCTCTAACTAATAAATTTAATATACTTGGGTGGTCAACAACAACTTTAAAGTTTAATTGTCCGGTTCTTGATGTATCTTGATACGTAAAGATTGGTTCGGGTCTACCTAAAAACTGATTGTCTTGCCATCTCGCTGAGTTGTTTTCACTAATTTTTAAATCATATGGTGGAAACCACATAACTCTTCCTCCGTTTGGTCCTCTCTCACAAAAAGGTAAGTCTCCATAAGTAAATCCCGGTGTATTTGAAGTTTTCCACGCTAAGTTTTCAATAGAAAACATATATTTTTTAGCATAAAACCCATCTCCTGTTGGAGATTCAAATATGTTTGTTGAGTTTTTAGCACCAAATGAATTTCTAAAACTATTTTTAGCGTCATAGTTTCCACTTGACATTGGGGCGATGTTTATATTCCAAGGTCTACTTTCACCCCCCATGATACTATCATCAAATTTTCTGATGTTAGCAGTTCTTTTCATTGTGTCAGAATAGTTCATGTAAGACCTGTCCTTTGTCCATACCCTACAATATTCAGCACCTGTTTCTTGTTTATATTGGTCAACAAATTTTATTGCAGAACCTCGAGACAACATACTGTCTCCTTCTTTAAAAATTCTACTTGTTTGGTCGATAACGTTACCAACGTGTGTTCTTGTTGCTTGACCGTCTTTTGGCATTGAATCCAAAATTTCTTGAGTCTTGCCTAAAATTGAATCTTCTCTAAATCCGTATTTTGTTGATATTGAATTATTATAAGCATCACTTTCTCTTGATTGAAATTCTTCATTCCATAATCCAATTTTGTTTTGTGAGTTTTTACTAATCCATGTTAGTTTACCACTAATCGGTCCACCTTGGGAAATATTTCTTTGTCTTTCAAATAATGTTGCTTGTACTGGGTCAAACATTAAACTTAAGAAATAACTACTTTTTACCATGTTGTCATTAAAATCAGACATGGTGTATTTTACATCCTCGCCTCTATCGTCCCCTATGTATGCAACACCTTTTGGTGCTTCAAGTCCTAAAAAGTTTTTTAACCCACCAGCAACATTATTTGCAAAATTGAAAAGTTTTGATGATTGTTGAGACCTAGCGGTTGTTGTGTAATTCGGTGCATATGTCGAAAATGAAAGTTGGTCAAATAAAATTTGTTTTTGACCTTCCCCCAAGTATTCAATCATTAAGTCTGATGGTTTTCTACTTAATTTTGGTCTTCTTTGAATTCCAACTAAACTTCCTAAAACACCTGTAATGTCTTGTAATATCGCACCCGCTTCGGTTTTTGGTGTCGGTCTATTTACAATAGGGTTTCTTGGGTTGCTTAAATAATCTCCAGGTATTTCACTGAATGGGAATTCAACACCTGAAACAGTTTGTAAAAAATCTATACCCTTACCTAATAAACTACTGGCAACAGTAATTTTATAATTTTTTTCAATTAATGGTTCTCTACCGGTAATTAAATTTATCGCAGTGGCGGTGTTACCATCTAATGCATCTAAAACCCTAATTCTTCCCAAAGTTGCCATTTCTAAATTTTGTTGTAGTCTGGCTAATACGGGACCTTGTTTATTTTCTCTAATATTTTGTGTTGCGAATTTCATTAACCTCGAATCGTCATCAAAGTTTTGACCCGCCATAATGCTAACTAAATTAGTTGTTTGGGGTTCAAACGAATTAATATAACCCGCAGATAAAATACCACCATTTAGTTGTGATAATGTTGGTAATGATGTGTTTGTGTATTCCTCAATAGTACTATTTGGTGGAATATATAGGTTAATAAAATTTTGACCAAAGTATACCGCCCAATTTGTTTTAACATCACCAGGGTCAACATTAGCAAAATTGCTTAGATTTTGAACAATGTAATTTGCGTCAGTAAACGTTTGAGGTCCATTGGGTCTGTTCAGAGTTTTTGAAATCAAAAAATCTCTAAATGTTTTTGTGGTATTAAAATCTAAATAAGTTGGCATTTACCTTATAAATAGAAACTTTTTATTTTTATAATCTTATTCCATTGGGGAATATGTGTAACTACCTTTTTCTTGTATCATATTGTTCGACATATCATTCATAAGACTTGGACTATTCATCGCATATCTAAACAGTGGGTCTGTCATGTTTCCATTAGATTGAAACTTATAAGTAACAGTTGAATTTGATTGTGTTTGTGCCGAACCTTTTGACATTGCGTTTACATCTTTTAAAGCGTCTTTTCCTAATATCCCTTGTTTTTGAAGTTCTTCCATTGAACTCTTTAAAGTTCCTTGTGTATTTTTTCCTACCTCATCCCAAAATTTACTTAATTCACCGCCTTTACCACTAACTTCGGCTGAAGTTGTTGCTTTTAATTTGGTACCTAATTTTTCTTCTAAGTATTTGTCAACGTCCGCAAGTGGTTGTCTAAATCCACCCGCAGCTCTCACCTTGGCTAAGGTTAACAAAGCACTCACGTCTTTTTGAATATTTTGTGTCGTTGTATATTGGTCTCGAGCAATATCTTCAACAGACATTTCTTCAAACGCTTTTTGGTTTTCTAATAAACCTTTAGCCATAGTTGGGGTTAATTGGTCTAATGCGACTTTAGTATCCTTCAGTCCCATTTTGTCTGCTAATGATTGTGGAATATCGATAATCATTTGACCTCCCTCCATTTTGGAAATATTGGTTAAGAACTCTTTTTCTTTTTCGTCAATTTGTAGACCCGATGATAATAAAGCGGTTGCCGCTGACGCTCTTTCAGATGATTTAATTGCGGTTTGAGCAAAATCTTCGTAAGACATTCCTAATTCTTTAGCCAACGCTTTAGCTTTTCTTAAATTAGCGCCTGAGATTTCAAACTTACCTAATTCGGTATTGTATGTTGTTAATGAACCCGCAACACCAATTAACGCGTCTTGTAATCCACCCGCGTCATTGGTGGCCATATACATTAGTTTTAATGGGTCGTTAAAATCTCCGATAGCACCACCAATTGCTTGCAATTCAGCGGATAACGCAATTGCTTTATCGGGGTCAAATAGGTCGTCAGCCAATCTAAATACATCATTCATATTAATTTTGAATTCGATTGATTTTTGAACCATTCTTGTTAAACCATCAATACCACCTTTAAATCCATATGAATTTAATTTACCCACATTTTGGTCTAAATCCGAGACCACTTTTCTTGCATTGAGACCTAACTCCAATGAACTCTTACCTGCTTTATCTATTTGTACAATTGCATCTTTTGCACCAACACCGACTTTATCAAATCCGTCAATAGCAGCACTTAATTTATCTAAGTCACCGTAAAACGCTCTTGCTGTTTTTTGAGATTCAATTAAAACATCCTTACCGAATGTTGTCATTTTTCCGGTATTTTGAACCATATCAACAGCATAGTTTGAAACATCCTGAAAACCAAAAGCCATTTGCGTTGCTGCGGGTAATGTGTCAATAATATTAGTCCTAACTTCTCGAGATAATTCACCTGTAACACCTAATTGTGCATTCACCTGATTTCTTAACTTTACCTCTTGTCCTAATATTTGAGTTACCCCTTCCATCACTTTACCTATTCCCGTACCCGCGAGATTCATAACCATATCACCCGCGGTTTTAGATTCCCTGATAATATCAAATAAACCTTTTGACACTTCACTTAATTGAAAAATTGTGTCTTCTGTTCCTGCTAATGTGGAATATTGATATCCTATACTTTGTTGTGAGATATCTTGAGTACCTAATAATCCGGTAACAGAAGATTGGACGGCACTAGTTACTTTACCAGGTTTAGAACCACTCCCATCGTTAGTTGTAGTGCTGTTACCCTCTAAATCACTCAAACTTCTATAACTAGAGTATCTTCTAAACTCTGATGTAATTGTTGCACCATCAGCGTTTGGATAGTATCCTTTATAGACATTTGTAAACTCAGCACTACCTTTTCTAGCTGCGTTAAATAATTCTTGGTCTTGTCTTGATGCTGCCATATCTATAAATACTATTTAGGAGAGTTTTCCAATTCAAGAATATACTCAACATAATATCTACGTATAAAAATTGGCATGGTGAGGACATCACCGTAACTAAAACCTTTTTTGATTAAAAATAAAATTTCATCTAACTGTCCTTTCTTATATTCCATAGAAAGGGCGAAAAAACTCCACCCCGAATCCAATTTCTACTTGGACATCTTCTCCTGACGGGGTTTTTACTGTTTTTGTTAAATCAATTCCTGGTTTATTTTCTTTTACAAATTTTCTAAAATCTTGAGAGTCTTTAATTGGTAATCTCTCAACAAAATTGTGAATGTTCATAATATCACGGTTACCCGCAACAGATTTAATCATCATTTCAAGTTGTTTGGTTACAACAGGTGCAACACCTTGACCATTCCAACTCTTTTTTAATTCTTCTAAATCTCTTTCTTGTTTTAATGTTAAAAATTTAAAAGTAATAGACACTTTGGATTTTTCCATAAAATAAGAATACTCCCCATTAGAGTCTGATTCCAAATTAAAATCTTTAAATTTTAATTCACTCATATCAACAGAAACACTAAAATTGTTTTCGGTTTTTGGGTCAATTAAATTTAATTTATATTCAGGTCCAAACGCGGTATTTCTTAAAAATATTAAAACCGCTTGTCTATCTTCTTCAACAATATCTTCAACTTGAATATCTCTATCCAAAATTTTTCTTTTTAGTAATTCATCAATTACACCATTTGTTGCAATTAAATTTTGTGCAGACAGTACATTTTCATCTGCAGCGGTGAGATATGCAACTTTTAATGATTTCTTTTTTGATAGATAATGAATACCCCTTGATGGTAATTCAACAACGTCATATGCAATTGTTGGGTCAACTCTAAATTCTTCCATATTTTTTATTTTATAATTAGTATAATTTACAAAAAGTTATAAAAAAAGTAAAGGTCTCCTTTTGAGAGACCTTTATTGACAGATTTTTTATTATTTGATTAGTAAACTAAAATACATCTATCCATTCTTAACGAACAAGTAATAGATGCGATATCATCTCTTGAATAATCAAGTTCGTTAAAGTTTAAGTCGGTAATGAAAGCTCCTTGAAGAATCCATTTTTCAACCACAACCCCCGTTGGGTCTAACATTTCTAATTCAATATCTTTTTTATAACCAGCTGCGTAACCCATACGACCCGTTACAGACTCCGCGTGTAAACGGAACCACTCCATCAAAGCTTGTGCTGCAGATGGACCAATAGGGTCTTTGAATGTTACTCTTATTTCGTTCCATTCGAATCTACCAGCAACGTATGTTGAGGTGTTAATAAAAGGAATCGCAACTGAATTTATTTTTGCACTTGGTCTTGCACTTGATGTTACATACCATTCATTTATTCCTAATGATGAAGGAAATCTAAGTATGAATCGGTTAACTCTTTTCGGTTCGTAGGGAACCGGCATTTTCATTAATAAATCTGCCATGTCAATATTTGTTTTTTAGTTTTTTTTATTTTTAATCTTTCTTATAAATATGTTGTATATGAAAAAGTAAAAAAATCTTGTTACCACTTGATTATGTCAAAACTTTTTTGTATTTTTTCCATACTAGTACTAGATGCTAGTAAATATAAAACTAGATTAATTAAACTAGAATTAAAATAACTAGAACTAGAATACTGGTGCATATACTGGGTAATTTATAATTTTATTTCTTTTATATTTTTATTTTTTTTGTTTCACACTATATTATAATGTTCCACGTGGAACATAAAATAGGGAGGGTTTCCCCTCCCCTTTTTATTAGATATCATCAAATGATGCTCCTGTTGGTGTAATTATGAATTCAACATCTATAAATTCAAGAGCTCTTGTTGGCTTGATATAAATCTTACCTCTAAGAGTGTTTGCGTCGATATCTTCAGGGTCATTTGAAACCGTTACACGGAATTCAAATAAACCTCTTTCTCTCTTAATTGCGTCTAATATTGGGTTAACCAATCTCAAGAATTCATTACGAACTTGTTCGTCATTTTGTTCGAATAACAATCTTACCGCTACCGCTGAGATTAGTTTTCTCGCTCTAAGAAGTAATCTTCTAACATTAATTCTATCCAACGCTGATTCACGGACTTGAAGAGTTTTGTTACCCCAAATAATTGTACCAGTATCAGCATATGTTGCGATTGGGTTGATTCTAGCTTTGTATAGGTCATCTCTTTCATCCAAGGTTAATTTCTTGTACGCTTTAATTGAGTTTACTAAACCTCTTGAATAACCCGCTACCGCAAACCATGGGAATGATACGTTATCTGTTAATGCTATATTTCTCAATACTTCACCTGTTGGTGGTAAATACAATTGAGTTGCGTTGTCTACGTCTCTAACTTGAATCCAAGGCCAGTAAACCGCCGAGTAGCTACTATCAATTGACACACCGTCCAAAGCGTCAATAACTTCATCTGCCGAGCCGTAGTTTGGTGGTGAAATCACATAAAGTGAATCTGCTCTATCTTCTTCAATCATATCAATTGCATAAGATGTTAATGAACTGTGGTCGTAGAAATTAATACCAGGTGTTGCGAAGATGTTAACATCAACCGCTTCAGGGTTTGAGAAAGTATCGATACCTTGAGTGTAAGCGTAGTAGTCAGAGTTTCCTGATACTATACTAAACACACCACCATTATTAGTATTACCACTTGTGTAAGTATTTTTACCAAAGATATAACCATCACCATAGGTTCTTACATTTCTGTAGATATCCCAACCGTCGTATCCACCAGACGCTGCGAATGTGAATTTACGATAGTTAATATTTGTCAATACGTTATTAGCTCCACCTGTCTGACCTTCTAAATCATACGATGTAGTTAAGAAAGTTGTTCCTGTGATTGTAGATGCGTTTGTTGATAAGTGGAAACCTTTAGTTGTACCAGCTGCTGAAGTTCCTTTGAATTTAAATAAGTCTCTATCGTATGTTACCGAGTTTGTTGGACTTGATAAACCAAAGTATGCTCTTCTTACTTTATCACCTGAAGATAAAACAGGTGTTCCGTCAGCTTGGTAAGATGTTGTGTCACCAGCACTATAGAATGTGGTTTTGTACATCACCGAACCTAAAGTTGATGAACCAAATGATGTGTTGTTTGTGAAACCTTTGAAACCAGCTGGATATGCGTCGGTTGGGTGATTATCCGCCATTGACAACATAATGTATCTTGAACGTAATTCATATTCACCATCAGATGTTCCAACCTTTTTAGCAACATAACCAGGTAAATCTGGATTCATATTACATCTACCATATTTTTCAAGTACAACAACATTATCGTCTGTATCGTTAAAGTCTCTAACAATTAAGTCAAAGTCACCAGTGTCTATGTTAATATTAATAATTGAAATTTTTACTTCGTAGTTTGCGGTGTCTCCGTCTGATACTGTGATTACATCAAACAAATCATCAACTTCACCACCTCTCACTTCAGAAACGACAGTTGGTGTCATCGGAGTGTCCCAATATGTTAGAAAGTCGTTACCAACAGTTTCGTATGATTCTGTTAAACTTAAACCTCTAATTAAACCTTGTTCGTAAGCTCTTACCAAATAATTTGGATAAGATTCGAATACGTAAATAGGAACGTCACTTTTTAATTTATCGTATACATCAGTACCAAATACTTTTGTTACATATTTTGACGATGTGGTATCCATACTACAAGTGAATGATTTTGGTCCACTTGTTGAACCTGTAACGTTAACTGTGAATTCCGCTAAAGGATTTGTAGTAATTCCTGAACCTGTTACCACAAAATTTGTGTTTGAGGTAGTTTCTAAGTTTAAAGTTTGTCCGATGTAAGAACCCCTTGGTCTGAAAGCTAAAACCACTTGACCGTCATGTGCTGTATTAAGTGTTCCATAATAGGTATACCTAGTCACATCAAATCTACTTGAACCACTGTTGTACACAAATAAGTAAGAATATACTTCAGAACCTGCGGTGTTACAAAGTGTATTGAACCACTCCTTGTTGTTGTAATTGTTTGCGTTATCCAATCCTGTTAAAGGGGAAACTTCTTCAAGTGATGAGGTTTGACCACTGGTTCCCGAAGTTGGAACTTCACCCATAACAAACCACTGTCCATGATTAGATGATGTGTTACCACTAAAGTTTGCTACAATGTATTCTGTAATATAATTTCCATCTACAGATATTTTATCTGATAGTTCACTATAAATCGTACTCGCTGTGATTGTTGTGGTTGCGGCCGACATTGTTAAACCCGTGGTTGTACCACTTAAAGTTCCCAATGTAACACCACCAATTGTTTGTACACCATAAGTTTTCACAGGTAAATAACCTGTTAAACCTAATATTCTTGTTACAAACAATTGGTTAGATTCTTCTAAATAAGATTTTGCGAAATAAGGTAATTCATATTTTGGATTATTGTTATTGTCTTTTAACGGACTTGTTCCTCCAAAGTATGACTTGAATTCGTCAAAATTTGTTATTAATACAGGTTCGAAAGCGGGGCCTTTTAGGGTTTCACCCACCAAACCCAATGTGCTCACACCAACACTTTGTGCTACGAATGTTAAGTCTTTTTCAGATGTATATACACCTGGAGATACAAAAACTCTATTTGAATTTGCCATTTTTAAATTGTTTGGTTAATTAATTTTATTTCTTTATCAATAAATATCTTTGTTTTTAGCAAAGATTCCCTTGATTTTTTTAAAAATGGTACTTAAAGATACTAATTTATCTTTATGTATCTATATTTATCTTTACCATGAAAAATACCTCGAAAAATATAAAGGTGAGTGAAAATCATCACCAACTGTTAAAAGAATATTGTGATAAAAACGGATTAAAAATTTACAAGGTTGTTCAGAAATGGATTGATGAACTTTGTAAACAAACAAAATTGTCCGAACCCATCAAAAAAACAAAAGATATATACGGAGATTAATTAAATATTATAAACCGTATTTTGATTTATCAAGGTGTAATTGATGGTGTTGGTGTGACGGATGGTGTGGTAGACGGTGTTACTGTAGGTGTAGGTGTTGGAGGGTCGACTAAATCGATTTGCAATAATCCATTATCACCGATACTTTGAGTTAAAATATATGTTTCAGTGTTCGGTGCATTACCGGTATATCCACTTATTAGGTAACCATTTTCATAAACACGTAGAACATATTCGGTTCCACCAGTAATCGAGACAAACAAAAAATCACCAGCATCACTTGAATTAATAACCGCATTTTGACTTTCCCCACTTAAAATAGGAAATTGAAAGTTCCACATAGACGAAAAACTACTACCAAAAGATGATATTACAGAACCATAAGTATTAGTATTTGTAAACAATAAATTTCTGAAAGGTGTGGGTGTTGGTGTTAATGTTGGTGTTGGTGTCGGAGTTTCAGTTGGAGTAATAGATGGTGTTATAGATGTTGATGGGGTAAGAGAAGGGGTGATTGTTGGTGTAACAGATGGTGTCATGGATGGTGTGGTAGATGGTGTTATCGACGGTGTGACTGAAATAGTTGGAGTTACAGAAGGTGTAATTGATGGTGTTGGCGTTATCGACAAACTTACTGATGGGGTAATAGAACTTGTTGGAGTTACTGACGGAGTTACAGAAGGTGTAATTGATGGTGTTGGTGTCGGTGTTGGAGGTATCGTAAAAGTTGATTGGGTGATTACATCGTATCTATATTTTGTTTTCCCAATTGTATCGACTTCAATGGAACCAAAAGTGTTTGTTTGTGTTAAATTACTAAATGTACCATCAACAGTGTATTGAGTGGTTCCGCTATATTGATTTGATTCAATAAAAATTTTAACTGGTATACTTATAGAACTACCAGTAACTGTTGATAATGTATCTGTAAAAGATATTTCAACGGTTTTATCTACTTTTTTAGTTGATGTTGCGGTATATTGTGCAATGATTGAACCACTTGAGTAATTTGATGATATAGTTATTATATTTTCAGATTTATCGATTGATGGTATACTTCTTAAATCAGGTTCTATCATCGTTATACTTCTATTAACCGCTGGTGAAACTTCAAATTCCTCATCGTCAATTAAGAACCCTAACATTGTAAATCCATAATTTTGGATGTAAAATCTTCTACCATCCAAGGTGTCCATTGGGGTATTATCTTCAATTCTATCTAACACTATTGGGATGTAGTGTCCTTTCACTCGGGTATATGCTTGACGAGACGAAAACTTTTGTAAAACCTTTTGATTAAACTTATTTATGTCTCTAAATTTTGTACAAACAATAGTAACATCAAAACTAATATCAACCGCAATTGGTTGAGGGATTTTATAGATATCAGCGCCTATTTGGTTTCCGTCCCAAGTCGGAACCGAAGCGTAAAAGAAATCTCTTCTATCAGGAATGGTTCTTTGAATAGACGGATTTGTACCTAATTGAACTTCAGGTTTTCTTACAACCGCAATAAACGGTAATTTAATATTTCCATCTTCATCACTAAAAGACCAATTATTAGTGTATTCACCCCATCTTTGAATTGTAAGAATTTTTGGAATCATGGGTATTTGGTCACCGTCGGAAATCACCTTGAAATTTTCTTTTACAAATTCCAACATACCTAAATCAAGGTCATCATGTAATATCGAATCAGGAAGAAATGTGTCAGATTTGATAATTTCTTCTAATAGTTCTTTTCTTCTACCGGTAACCGCGGGACCATCTGTATTTTGGTTTACACCGTATACTTTAATGTCTTTTTTTCTTTTTGGTAATCCCATAATTAAATTCCTCTAAATTCAGATTCTTGAGCAATCGCACAAGTAATAGTTCTATAATGAGGTTTAAAACCAAACATATTATGTTTATTATCCGAAGTCACTTTTCCATCATTTACAACTGTATAATATCTGATTTTTTCCTCCGATTCGGGATATCCGATAAAATCACCATATCTAATATCTATGTCCATTTCTTCTAAATGTTTGATATAAACAGAAACCGTCATATTACCTGGTTCTAAATATCTATTTACCCCTTTTGTATAAGATGTATTTTTAGGTTCCTCTATTTTTACCAATGCGTAGAATTCAGTGGGAGGTAAGAATTTTATTTGGTCTTTACCAACCTCACCGTAAACATCATCAGTATCTGTTTTTTGTCTATCGACCCTAAACAAAACCAATTTCATTCCCAAATCACCATGCAAATATTCCTCACCCAATTGCACATTTAAATCAAAATCACTTTGGGAAAAGAATTTACTTAATCTCGTAATTGGTAGTTTATTCTTCATTTATTATAAATAGTTCATTTATTGATTCTATTTTATTATATTTAAGTTATTGTATGCAGAGTAGGATTCCTGAGATAGAGGCTAGGGAAATCTTATCCACTTATGAAGGTTTTAACAACCAATTGATAGAGTGGAAAAGGAGGTTGGCTGACCTTAAAAATTTTCAGTTAACAAGACCCCAAGCCGAGTATGTTTTAAAATACCACGAGGTTGTACCCCGTGTTGCAAAAAAATATATAAATATTGTAGAAGGTTTTGGTGAAAAAATAATGGAATCCAAACATCTAACAAAACCACCTGAAAAAATTTGGTGTGAAAAATTATTATGTGAAAGTGAAATGGCTTACCACATTTGGGGTAGTGTTTCTGAATCAGAAAAAAATTACTCAATGTGGGTCCCAAAATTTGCAATAATTCAAGAAGAGAAAAAATTAAATAGAGAGGTTGACTATTCACCATATGACAATAGACCACCTTTACCACATCAAAAAGTTGCAATCGAAAAATTATTAGCAAACGATAAATTCATATTAGCTGATGATATGGGTTTAGGAAAAACAACTTCAGCGATTATTGCGTCTTTAGAAAGTGGTGTTAAAAAAATATTAATTATATGTCCCGCTTCCTTAAAGATAAATTGGCAAAGAGAAATTGAAAATTACTCAAACAAAAAAACATTAATTGTTGAGGGTCGTAAATGGGGGTCAACTTTTGATTATTATATTATTAATTACGACATTGTAAAAAATTACCATACAATTGGGGAACCCGAAATAGGTGAAGAAAGAAACAATCAAATTTTAAATGAAAAATTTGATTTAGCAATAGTTGATGAAGCACATTATATTTCAAATACGACCGCACAAAGAACTAAACTTATAAACGATATATTAAAAAATATACCAAAAGTTTGGTTGTTGACCGGTACACCAATGACTTCAAAACCAATTAATTATTACAATTTATTAAGAATTGTAAACTCAAATGTGACTTTAAATTGGCAAGGTTATGTTAGAAGGTATTGTGGTGGATATCAGTTTACTGTAAACAAAAAAAAGATTTGGAATACCAACGGTGCGACTAACTTAGACGAATTAAGAATAAGGACTAAAAATTTGGTTCTTAGGAGAATGAAAACCGACATATTAGATTTACCAGATAAGATAATTACACCAATATTTTTAGATTTAAAAAGCACATACTACGATGAAGAACTTGAAGATTTTTTAAGGATTACAAGTGAGTCAAAAAACAAAGAATCTTTATCAGTTACAATTAATCGTTTAATGAAAGTAAGACAAATAATTTCACAAGAAAAAATTGATTATACTTGTGAGATTATAGATAGGTGTTTAGAACAAGGTAAAAAAGTAATTGTCTTCACCAATTTTACAATGTCTTTAGACATGTTACACGAAAAATACAAGAAAAATTCGGTTGTGTTGGATGGTAGAATGTCTAAAGAAAAAAGACAACAATCTGTGGACCGTTTTCAAAACGAAGACAAAGTTAAAGTGTTTATTTCTAATATAATTGCCGGTGGTGTTGGTATCACATTAACCGCTGCGGAATGTGTTATTATGAACGACCTTTCTTTTGTTCCCGCACACCATAGTCAAGCGGAAGATAGAGCATTTAGGTATGGACAAAAGAAAAATGTGCTTGTGTATTATCCAATATTTGAAAACACAATTGAAAGAATAGTTTATAATATGTTACAAAAGAAAAAAAATATTATAGACCAAGTTATGGGTGATGGTGATTTCTCAGAAAGTTTTGCACAATCACTTCTTAAAGAGATTCTTTAAAGTTGTTTCCATATAATCAATGTCTTCTTGTTTTTTTGATATAGTTTGAATTATTTGTACCCAAACGTTGTAAATTTTATCCATATCAAAATCTTCACTGTTTGCAGGTAGATTTACACAAACCTTTCTTTCTTCTTTTATAAAATTTAAATCTGTATCTTCAGATACATTAAGAGAAAACTCAACATCATTTTTAGAACAATACATAAAAAACTCAAAGAAAATTTTTGAGTTCAGAATATCATCAATTTTTTCTTCCATTAGAACATTATTTTTATTGTATGTATACCAACCATTTGATTTATCTAATATAGTGTCTTCTTTAAGATAAAGGAAAACCATTTTTGTTGGGTTTACCGTGTTTAATCTAAAATCATAATTTAAAGAAACTAAAACCAAAAAATCAATATTTTTGTTTATATAATCTGATACATCTATTAAATTTTTAAAATTATCTCCTTGAAATTTAACTACTTTACTTTGAATTTTTTTTACTTTAGAATTATCATCATTGTTCACAGTAAATAAATCACAACCACTAATCATATCTATAGACGACCCTCTTTGTAAAGAAGTTCTATAAATCTTAACGGATGTTACATTTTTTTTAAAGTAGTGTTCAATACAAAGTTCTCCATAAGTTCCCGTTCCGATTATTCTTGACGCTATGTCAAAAAGTTCGTATAAAAAATCACTTGGACCTATAATTTTGTGGTCTATTAATATTTTTTCTTTGTATACTCTAAACCATTTAAAATAATTTTTTATTTCTTCTTCAATATAGTTTGGGGAATCATCAATAAAAGTGATTTCTTTTAATGGTTGACCATTTAGATTGTTTACACCCTTAAGGAAATAATCTTGAAAAATCCATTCGTTTAATTTTTCAATTATTTTTATATTGACTGTGTAATTTGTATTGAACTGATTAACAGGAGACCAAGAACCTTTAGGTGTTAATACACCGTATGTTCCATTCCTTTCACAAAACCCATATTGTTTTTTATTCAAATAGCATTCCTTGAAAATTTCCCTCCATTCACTCAAAAAAAGGTCTTTAATAGGTCCCTTTATTGTGCAAATCTTTTTTACGTGGTTTTCTATGTTTCTCAAATTCCCAGTGGAATACATTATTTGTTAGAATATAAAAACAAATATACAGATATTTATTAGAAAATCAAAGTTAATGCCCACAACTATAATTTCAAATACCGAAAAACAAAAATTGTACACCCAAGTGTTTCATTTATTGGGTTTGCCCGTTAGAGGGGTTGAACTCACGGAAGAACAAATGGACACCTTTTTAGAGTTGTCGGTATCTGAATATGAACAATATGTAAGTGATTGGTTGATTGAATCACAATGGTCAGCACTTGCCGGTCTTAATGTGGATACACAATCATTAACTAGAGCATTCACTACAAGAAGTTTAGACTACGAGACACAATACACCCATTCTTATTCTAAGATTGTTGGTCTACAGACGGGTGGTAATAGTGAATTAAAAAAAGATTACATTTCATTATCAGCGAACACACAAACTTATGTGATTCCCGCTGGTAGAGAGATTAATGAATTATTATGGTTTTCGAGAGCGGAATTAACGGACTCAATTGTTGACCCATTTTTAGGTGGTTTTGGTGGTCTTGGAGGTGTTGCTTTTGGTGGTGTTGGTGGATTTGCACAACAAGGAGCTTCAGGTTCGTATTTCTTATTACCAGCTTATGATTTATTATTAAGAATGGGTGATAGAAATATTAAAAACCGATTAATTGGTGGTGACTTGACATATAGAATTACAGCAGGACCAAACGGAACAAAAATAGTTCACCTATACAATGTACCAGGTGGTAGATTTGATTTTGGTTCGATTCAAAACAATAGACAAAAAGTTTGGTATTGGTATTATGATACCACAGACCCTGATACTTGTTTAGATAAAAATAGTGGTATTGTAAAATTACCTTCTGATGTTGAAACCGAAGAACTTACTTGGGATATGTTAAATAAACCAGCACAAAACTGGGTTAGAAAATATCTCATAGCTTACTCTAAAGAAGGTTTAGGTAGAATATGGGGTAAATTCTCAGGTGATTTACAAGTACCTGATAGTGCGGTAAAATTAGACTATTCAAGTCTACTCCAAGAAGGTAAAGACGAAAAACTAAAACTGATTGAAGAATTAATGAATCGTTTAGAAAGACTTAGACCTGACAAATTAATGGAAAGAAAAGGTATGGAAGCGGAAAACTTAAATAAAGCTCTTAAATACAGACCGTTCCAATCACCATTTAACGTTATCTAAATTAGATATTTGTTGCGTGATAAGCAAAATCATTTCCATTCGTTTGAATTATTTCATCTTCATTACTCTTAATACTTTCAGCTTGAAGAGAAACCACCTTTCTGTTTAAATCAACCCAGTAAGGGTCGGCTAAATTCAAACTATCTTCTACATACATAAAGAACGGGTCTCTATTTACTCTATTCCAAAACAAAACCTCACTATCAGAAAGGGTCATTACCTCATCGTACTTGTCTTGACCGTCTTCTTTTAATGGGAACCCACTTACCAATTCACACTGTGTTCTCGTGAAGTATTGTCTATCTTCAGGTTTTTCAACTAAAATATCATGACGTATTTCGGGATTAAAAACAACTAAAAGAGGTTCAATTCTTTTATTAAAATTAGTAAGGTACCTTGCAACATTATAATCACCTGTCATATCAGAATTGTTCGTTAATTCCTTTTCAGAAATCATATAACAATTGATTTCAATATAATTATCCGGCATTGGTCTGCCATTTTGTTGGGTAAACTCTTCCTGTTGTTTTTTCGTTGGTTTTGTTATCTTTTGAACATCACCATCAGATTTTTTTTGTCCATTATTGATATAATAAATTGTTTCACCAAGAGTTACGGGATAATTATTTTGAATCACCAATTCCATATGTGCTTGACGAGACATTAATGAACCGGCTTTAGTTGTTTTTTTAATGTGTTTCTTATAATCTTCCACCGATTGTTTAACACGAGATTTGTTAGCCATTTTTGACAACGGGATTTGTTTGTCATAAATTTGTTGGACATATCTATAATAAAGTTCAACAAAAGACAAACCATCACCATTTAAAAGATGTTTTAACCCTTCGTCTAAAAACTCAACAACATATTGTTGTAATTTTTTAGATTTTATGGTATTACCTGTTAATTTAATTTTTTCCTTACCCTTTTTAAGGAGTTTAATTATGTAATTTTTTCGAGAAACATTGATACACGCGGGTGCAGTATAATCAATATCTAAACCCATTTCGTTTCTCATAAAAGTATCGTTAAACTCAGCCGTGTCAGCTTCAATACCTTTATATTCCTTACCTATTTCAACTAATTCATTTAATCCCCTCCCAACATAAACATGATTTTCTACATCGTCGGGTGTTGAAAAGTTTACACCATCTGTGTCCATAACCAATGGAACATAACCCTTTTTCTCAAAAAACATAATCATCATACGAAGACATTGTCGACCCGTACAAGTAATTGTTTCACCCATATTCATATCGCCCCAAGGAAATACTTGAGGTGCGGATAGTGAACCGAAGTATGCGTTAATAAAAATTTTAATGGGTAATTGTTTGCGGTCATACATTTCCGCTTCTACAGGGTTTGTTTTAGCGAGTTCACCAGCAAGTCTTTTATATTTGATACGAATGTTTCGGAAATACTTTAACATTGATTTTTGAACACCCATAACATCACACTCAGGAAAAACATCATAAACCAACTGAATTGATGGGTAAAGAGATGCGTAGTCAAATTTTACGATATTTTTTGAGTACCCAACGTTTAATAATCTCGAAAGACCCCCCGTAATTGCTCTTTTTTCATCTTTAGTTGGAATTGCTAAACCATTTTCATATGACCAAGCCAACATGATAATTTTCCAAAGAGTTGCGGTACCCATGGTTGCAATTCTTTCATAAGTGGTCGGGACCAATTTAGAAAGTAAAAATGTTGATTGTGAAAATGAATCATCGACAATCATTGTTTCATATAAGTCATCGTCAAGATATTGTTCTACAATTCTTTGACCCGACCATATTTCATATTTATTTGGATACTTTTCCAATAAATTTTCGGTGCCAGGCTCACCAATTTTTTTATATTTTCCCGTTTTTGGATTAATATAATAACTTTCATTTTCTAAATAAATCTTAGAAATAAAAGCCCCATCCACATAAACACGATTGGGTTTTTCTTTTTCCAAATATTGGGTAATATATTTCAATCCCCAAGATTTAATTTCAGAGTTAATTGCTTGTGCTCTCCTAACCGCGTGTGCAATATCCACGATATTATGACCCCAAATGATGTGTTGTATATAAGGTTCAATTTCGTTTGCTAATTTGAGTATACCCTCTTTTTGTTTAATACCGTCAGACGTTAATATTGATGTACATTCAACAATATCAACACCTAAAATTTCGGCTCTTTTTAGGATAAACGGAAAATCAAACGACGCCGAATTATAACCACCGATAATTGTTGGTTTTAGTTCTTTTATAATTTCAAAAAACTGCTCAATACATTTTTTTTCACCATCAGGTCCAAAAGCGGGAATGGTTTTTTGTAAACCACGATTATCCTTAACACCAATGAGGATTATCTCATTGGTTTCTGGTTCAAGACCCGTGGTTTCAATATCAAATACAAATCTGTGTACACCCGAGTAATCATCAATACCCTTGAAAAGTCTTTTTTTCTTTTGAATTAGATATTGTTCAACAGGAGACAATATGGTAAATAGATGTTTAAACTTATCACCCCATGGGTCAATCCCACCCTGTTTGAAAAAATTGATTAGTTCTCGGTATCCTTTTAAACCCTTTACCAAATAGTTTTGACCATTTTCGAGTCTATCGTTACCGTGAGTCTCAAGTTTATCAATAATAATTCCATATTCACCCATTTTTTTCTTTTGAGTGGATTTACTACCTTGATAAAAATTACAAGAACTTAAATCACCAACCCAAAGGAATGGTGTGAAAGAATCTGGTTTAACCAATTTACCCTTTTCAGGGTCTTGAATAATTTTGTAAATTTTGTTGTTTTGATAATCGTATTCAACCCCAACAATAAATTCTTCAGGGTCCCATCCATTTAAAAAACTCTCGATTACCTCTTGAGAAATAACTTCTGACATGTCGTATAAATTTGTTTTGACACATTTGCTTACAACAAAATGTTGTAATTTGTCTTACTAACAAGTATACGAAACTTTTACCACAAATCAAAATATGGTGATAAATAATTTTTCCTTAATTGGGAGAATGAGTTTTGTAGTTGGGTTTAGATTCGTGTCTAAAAATTGGACGGTTACTTTACCCTCATATTTACCAACTCTCGCAGTTTGAGATTCAGTAAACTGATGAGTTATATAATATTCGTCAGTTGTTTGATTGTATTTTTTATCTCTCGTGGTAATCAAACATGTAGAATTTAAAATTTCAGGTTCACTTGTTTCTACATCGTACATATCAAAAGTAATGTCACAACTTTCTAACATGTCGTTAAATCCTGATTTATCGTTTTTGCCATCGTCGATAAGTCTCATTTTTAATATTGGTTCGGACGCCCCCTGTCTTATAAAAAATTCCATATAGATAAATATTAGATTTGTATCATTTTTTTAAAGGCCAATCATACTATCGGTACAATTTTCTACACATTCATTTATATTGTAATTAGGTTTAGTATCAACCAAATAGTGATGTCTAACTCTCACAAAATTCAGAGGTTCTTCATAGTATTGAACTCTTTTAAAATTAAAACAAGAAATTCCAACATTGTGTATTCCACCCGAATATTGTGTGCCACCAGCCCAAGATTGAACCATTGGTTGATAACCTCTTGTTGATGGTATAACTTCTTCCCAACCTTTTAATTTATAGATGGTCCTACCATTTAAATAAATTTTTAAAGTACCTATTCTTCTGTTTCTCTCTAATGCCCATTTTTTATTTAAAATTTCAATATCTTCATATGTTGGAGTTGCACCTGTTAACCAATCACTGATTGAAGTTGTAAGTGTTCTACCGGTTATCAAATCATTCCAACCACCATCATTTTCTATTCTACAATCTGTATAATACTTGTCTCTTTCAAAAGAAATCGTAATATTAAAATCATTTGATGTTCCACTTGTACATAAAACTGGTGTTTGACCTGATGAAGTATAAAAAGTTTCAGTATATCCACTATTGGTTGCACAAACTCCCGAATATCTAATTGCTCTCCATTGTATTCTTCCATCACTTGTAAATGAGAAAGATAAATTGTTATCCGCATAATCTCTTAAATCGTTTTCACCTCTAACGCCTAAATAATAAATGGTTCTACCACTTGTCCAATCTGAACCGTCTCTATTAAGTACCAAGTCAATAGTCCAACCCTTTTCCGTCCTTCTATCTACTTTATACGAACAGTTATCACCACCCGCACCGTGATTAATTTGGTAAGCCCATGGTTTTGCTTCGGGTATTGAATCTTGGGGACAACAATTATCTGTATCGGCTAATTTAGAAATACACGCATATGATGCTCCTGTTATTCCTGTTGTGAAACCTGAAGTACTGAGTGAAAATGGGTTTGATATTGAATTATTGTATCCATTGTTCCTCAAGTAGTGAGTATTACCATTGAGTTCGTAAGAATATACATCGTTTTGTAAAATAATATCTGAATTTCCTAAAGTTGCGGTAAATGCTGAATAATAAAGAGTCCAAGTAAGGGCTGAGTATGTGTAACCACTGTCATTTACGGTATTGTTATATTCAATTAAAGATATGGTATCTCTCGTACAATCTGTTCCAGTTAAACCAGTTGTATTAATAGTCAAACCGGTATATACGATTGTGTTATCTAAATCTAACACCAAACTATCGTAATCCAATTCAGTTTTAGAAATTTCGTAATCGTAATATTCCGAAGAATCGAGTTGTAAATCTAATCTACTACCCCAAAATTTAAGTATGTTTTGACTATTCATGCTATTCTATAAATATCTTTCCTTTCTTTTGATATTTATATTAAAAAAGATAATTGCATGGATAAATATGTTAAAAATATAATTGAAGAGACATTTGCGTCCAAAAAACAACAAAGATATTTTTATGCAAAAGCAAATGACAAGTCTATTTCAAAGAAAGAAAGACAGAAATGGTCAAAATGGGCTAAAGAATATTCTGACGATACTGATTTTGAAAAAATACCCGAAAAGGTTGAAACTGAAGTTGATGAGATTGTGGATGAAAAAGGTAACGTGGCTAGAAGAAAAATTCCTGTTACTAAAGCAAGTAAAGGAGGTTCTCATTCAATGACTGATAAAGTTGTTAAAACGGGTGCTGGTAGTATGGGTATTCACGGTGTTCACGGTACACACACCTCTCTTAGATATTGGGCGGAGTCTGATTTAAGTAAAGCTTTAGGATATGAAAAAACTTTAGGTAAAGATGAGGACATAGAAAGTGCTTTTGAATACTTTGAAGACGACTTAGGAATGAGTGACGATGAAGCTGAAGAAAGATTGTCGTCATATGGATATGACGAAAAATTAAAAGGCGATAAAGTTAGATTGATTGAAAATCCAAAAAAATTTGTCAAAGATTACGTTGAAAGTGTTTTAAAGAAAAAATCTACTTCAGACGATTTAGTAAAAAAAGACCAAATTGAAGATATCGATTCTGAATTAAATCCAATAATTAAAAGACAAGTAATGTCTTTAAAAAATACTTTAGTAAAAAATAATGTTTCTGTTGAAGATGTAATAGACATCCTAAAACAGGAAGACGAATCCGATGAATAAAGATTTAAAAGGTCGAATATTTGATGTCCCACAAGATATTTTGGACAAAATAAACCACACGGTTTCTGGTTTAAATGGAAAAAACGTGCGTGGAATACAAAGAGCAAAAAAACTTTTGTTGGATAAAAAAGTCAAGTATGGACAATTAAAAAGAATTATTCACGACATCCAAAACATGGATAAAATAAATGAAAGAGTTAAATATGATTTGTGTGGTGGTGATTTAATGGAAAAATGGGCTAGTAAATTTTTAAAAGGAGAGAGAGATTTGATTAGTAATAGAAAGGATTCAAAAATGAAAACAGACGACATGATTGGTATGACCGGCGAAAGAAAAAACAGTCACTTAAAATCCCATAAAAAAAGGTTTAGTTTTAAAATCCCAACTAATTTAATTAAAAGTAACTCACATAAATCAAGTATTTCACCTTTAATATCCACGAAACTTTTTGAAGAATTAGATAAAATAAAAAAATTAATAAAATATTAAAATGCCAACACAATTAGAAATAATCGGAGATAGAGAAAGAAACAATCTCATGTCAAGAAACGAATACAATCTTGGTGATTTGTATAGTTCAAATAACACAGGCGCGTTGTCAGATGGTGATGAAAGAGGTAAAGGTGAATTAAGTGGAAGTATTGGTTCTAAAACAGATATAATCGAAAGAACATCTCTTCAGTCTAAAAATCTTTATGGACCCACAAATCAATATAGTAGCGGTAATGTAAACGCACTATCTGATGGAGATGATAGGGGTAAAGGTGAATTAAGTGGAAGTATTGGTTCTAAAACAGACATCACGGAAAGAAACACTTTAGTGGCTAAAAACATATATAATAATTCATTTCAATATTCATCAGGTAATCCGAACGCACTTTCCGACGGAGACGACAGAGGTAGAGGTGAAAACAACACCGGCGGCGTTGGTACCCTAACTGATATTAATGAAAGGACAACACTTTTAGCAAAAAATATATATACCAATAATTTTGAATATTCCTCAATAAACCCTAATGCTATTTCAGACGGTGATGAAAGAGGTAGGGGTGAAAATAATACAGGTGGTGTGGGTACTGTGACAGATATTAATGAGAGAACAACCTTAGGTGCTAAAAACAAATACGGAAGTACAAAAACATATCCCGATTTTTAATGATGAATTTTGAGTCAATATTGAAAACTTTTCTTTTTGAAGCACCTTCAGGACGACTACAACGAACTCTTGAGTATGCTATCAAAAATAGAATGCCGGTTTCTTTTGACTACAGAGGACCTACTAAAGGTGAAGTTTTACCAGGTAGAAGAGTGAAAGCAGAATTGGTCGCATCTGGTTTAACCAAAAAGGGAAATTTAGCGGTAAGAGGATGGGTTCAGCCACCCTCAGTGTCTAAAAAAGGTTTTGGTGAACACGGATGGAGAACATTTATTTTAGATAGAATTTCATCAGGTTCTGTCCAAGTGTATGAAGACCAACAGTTTAATCAAAAAAGACCCGGTTATAAAGAAGGAGAAGATAAAAGTTTTTCAACAACCTATGTAACATCCGATTGGGATACGGTTAGTCAACCAAAACAACAAGAACCAATTAAAACACCTGAACCTAAACCAAAACAAGAACCAAGAGCAAAACAAGAATTACCACAACCTAAACCAAAAGATAAACCTGAAGTTACACCAACTGAAACCCCCAAAAGAGAAGTTGAGGTTTTCAATGATTTAAAAAACAAAATCAAGGTATTAGACAACGTCAAACAAATAACACCTGACGAATTTAAAAACGCAATCAACGACCTCTACAAAAAGAAAATTGAGGATTGGAAAAAATCTCAAATTGAAATTGGTGGTAACACGAATGCTGGTGAGGGAACAAGAAGAAGAATGGAAAAAGATTCAGAAGCTGACTTAGATAGATTATTGAAACAAGACAATATTCAAGTAATCGAACCATCACCCGAAGAAATTGGTGATAACATAGATTTACAAGAACAGGTTAAAAGAATCAAGACTTTAATTTTCTTTTAAAAATACTTATTTTATAAAAAAATCAATATGGAAAAAACAGGACAAGGGGTACTATCACAAAATGATTTAATGCAGAGATTAGTACAAGCAAAAAAAGTTTTAAACAAAGTAGAAAGTGGTGATTACGAAAAAGGTAACGTAAATGAAGATATATTAAGAAGTAACCCTGAAGATGTTTTATCATCAACAGTACAAAACCCACAAATAAAACAACCACAACAACCAAATTTACAAAGAATACAAGAATCTAAATTACCTGAAGTAATTAAAAGAGCTATGATTGAAAATCCTATACCTCAAATTAGTTTATCAGACTCTTTAGACTTAAATTTTGTTGAAAAAACAAAGAAATTAATGGAATCCGAGGGGGTGTCCACAAAAAAATCGACACAACAAAAATCAACAGGTGCTCAAGTTAACAGTTCGGATTTAGTAAAACAATTAACCCCGATTATTGAAAACATAGTAAGAAAGACTGTTGTCGAAATAATGGATACTAAACTCAATCAAATATTAACAGCACAACAAACCATGAGTATCAATGAGAACTTGGTTCTAAAGGTTGGTGATTCTGTGTTCAAAGGTAAAATTACAGGAGTAAATAAGTCTAAGTAAGTTTGACTTTTCAATTTTTTTTCTTATAATTTATAAAAAGGGAAAAAATTGAATGTCAAAAATTAGAATCTTAGCAATACCACCCGATACACATGGAGTTGGTAAATACAGAATATTAGACCCATATAAATTTATTGGTGACCACTACTCAGACGAGTTTCATATCGACATTGCATTAAATGTTGAAATGAATGATAATTTTTTCAAAAACTACAATATTGTAGTTTTTCACAGTTTTATTCATCAAACAAGTCACGAAGACAATATTGCCAGAATTAAATGGTTAAAATCTCAGGGAATTAAAACTATTATGGACATTGATGACCATTGGTCTCCCGACCACAGACATCCAATGTATCATCATATTCGTGAAAACGAAATGCCAAGGAAGAAAGTAGAAATGATGAAGGAGTCCGACTATGTCACATGTACAACGGAATACTTCGCAAACGCATTGAAAAAAAGATTAAACTTAAAAAATGTGATTGTTTTCCCAAACGCGATTGACCCAAATGAAAGTCAATTCCAACCAAAACCAACAGAATCGGATAGAATCAGATTTGGGTGGTTAGGGGGTTCCACTCACTTACATGATTTAGAACAAATAAGAGGTGGGATATCGGTCACTTCAAATCAATTTGAAAATATTCAATTTGTACTTTGTGGATTTGACTTAAGGGGTTCAGTTACCGAAATTAACCCACAAACCGGTGAACGTAAAGTAAGACCCATCCAACCGATGGAAACTGTTTGGTACAAATACGAACAAATATTTACAGACAATTATAAAACGGTTGATGATGAGTATAAATCTTACTTGATGAATTTTGCTCAAACACCTGAAATTGATGTTAGTGATAAAAAGTATAGGAGAGTTTGGACACAACCAATTGGTAGATATGGTTCAAATTACAATCTTTTTGATGTTTCATTAGCACCAGTAATCCCATCGGAATTCAATTCATACAAATCTCAATTAAAAATAATCGAGGCTGGTTTCCATAAAAAACCTATTATTGCAAGTGAGACAATGCCGTACACTATTGACCTAAAAACCGCATACAAAGAAGGAAAATTCTTGAATGATGGTAATGGACTTTTAGTTCACGAAAACAAAAATCATAAATTATGGTCTAAGTATATGAAGTTGTTAATAGAAAACCCAAATATGATTGAAGATTTGGGAAACAGACTTTACGAAACAGTTAAAGACAAGTATTCTTTAGTAACCGTTTCTAAAAACAGAACAGAATTTTTCAAAACAATAATTTAAAAACCAAAAAAATATGCATTATTTAGTAACAGTAGGTTATGAAACCGAAAATTTAGACAGAAATGGTAATCCTAGATTACAAAAAGTTAAGTACATTGTTGAAGCCGAGTCAGTTGAAGAAGCAACATTAGTTGTTTCAAAGTATAGAGCCGGTGACATGCGTTCTTCAGAAAGTTTGGCAATTGTAAAAATGCCAATCGAATGTATTATTGACCCACAAAACACTCCCGAGTACTTTAAAAAGTAAAATCATGATAACAGCAGAGCAAATAGAATCTAACAAGAAAAAATTTCTTGAAACAAATTCTAAATACAAAATCTTCACACAAGAACTATTAGATTTTTTGGGTGATGATTTTTTTACCGCACCAGCATCCACAACTTTAGATATGTATGGTTGTTTTCCTGGTGGTTTGTTGAACCATTGTTTTAAAGCGGCCAGATATTCGGTAAAAACGAATGAATTATTACCTGAGACTATGAGGGTTGAAACAACTTCAATACTTAAATGTATTTTTCTTTCTCAAGTTGGTAAGACTTTTATGTTTAAACCAAACCCAAGTGAATGGCACAGAAAAAATCTTGGCAAAATGTACGAATTTAATGAACAATACGTTTCAATGAAATCAGGCGAAAGGGCTTTGTATTATGCTGTTAATAACGGTGTCCAACTTTCAGAAGAAGAATTTCAATCTATTTTGAATTCAGATAAAGAATCGGATGACAAGATGGCAAAATATCGTTCAGGAACACTTTCAAACGTAATAAGAATTGGATTTGAATTATCAATATTAGAAGAAAAAAATGGACAAAAAGGAAATTGAATTGTATATTAAAAAATTACAAGATTTAGAAAAAGAAATCCTTAGTGATGAATCTGACGATTCGTCAATTATGGGTGACTTAAATAAATTACTTTTTAATCTTAGTGACGATATTAAGACTCAAGTTGAGGAGCAAGTAAATAGATTCGAGGTTAAGGTAAAAAAACTACACCCCAATGCGGTTATTCCAAAATACGCAAAAGATGGGGACGCGGGTATGGATTTAGTTGCCACATCGATTTTATCTGAAACTACAACCGATGTTACTTATGGTACAGGAATTTCGATGGAAATCCCAAAAGGTTATGTTGGGTTAGTGTTTCCTCGCTCATCTATTAGAAAATATGATTTATCGTTATCAAATTGTGTGGGTGTAATTGATAGTGGGTATAGAGGTGAATTGCAAGCGACGTTCAAAAAAACTAATTGGTTAAAAGGTGGTGAATCAGATAAATATCAGATTGGAGATAGGATTGTTCAAATAATGATTGTACCATATCCATCAGTAACATTTGTTGAAGTTGATGAATTATCACAAACAGATAGAGGTGAAGGTGGGTTTGGTTCTACTGGTACATAATAATTATATTAATAAAAATACATACTTGAGAAAGACAGCAACAAAAACAGCAAATATCGTAGACGATAGAAAAACCCCTAAAAAACAAAGAATTAGGGAATTAATTAAACAACCAAAAGAAAAATTCTTAACTAAAAACCAAGAAGAATATTGGAGAATTTTAGGTGATAATGAAATAACACTTTGTTTTGGTCCTGCTGGTGTTGGTAAGTCTTATATTGCAATGAAAAGAGCGATTGACCTATTGTGGGATGATAATAATAAATTTGAAAAAATTATTATTGTTAGACCAGCGGTTGAGGCAGAAGAAAAATTAGGTTCACTACCCGGTGGATTAGAAGAAAAATTAGACCCATACATTTATCCGTCGTACTATCTTTTAAACAAAATAATAGGTAAAGAATCGAGAGAAAAATTAAAAGAAGAAGGTTTTATCGAAATAGCTGCACTTGCTTATATGAGAGGATGGAACGTTGACAATACAATTTTAGTATTTGAAGAAGCACAAAACACCACACCATCTCAAATGAAACTTTTATTAACCCGTATTGGGTTTAATTCTAAATTTTTCATATCGGGGGATTTAGAACAATCTGACAAATTCAAAGACAAAACAAAGACAGGTCTTTATGACGCTAAAGTCAGATTAGGTGATTTGAGAAATGTGGGTGTATTTGAGTTTGGAAATGAAGACATTGTTAGAAATCCAATTATTACAGAAATCCTAAAAAGATACGATTAAACTTTACTTATAAATTTTTATCAATTATATTTCCCACATGGAAATATTTGTAAGTATTGATGGTGTCTTAAGAAACACGATACAAAAATTTGACTACCACTATAAAGATTATTATCTAAACACCGAAACTAACGAAGACGAGAAGTTCGATTATGGTGTCAATGGTATTCCAATATCTATAGAAAATTTATTAAATACATATAAATTTCAGTCCATAGATGAATTTAATAAATTTTTATATTTTGACTTTCCTATTGAAGTATATGGTCATGCCGGTTTAAGTTACAACCAAGCAGCAACCGAATTAAACACTTTTATTTACGAAAACAAAAACACAAAAGTCACTTTAGTTGGTTTGAGTGAGAAGGGTAAATCCAAACCTGCGACCCTATTCTTTTTATCTAAAAATGGAATAATGGCAGATAGAATTATTTTTTCAAATCCAGAAAAAATAAAAGAATTATGGAGACAATGTGATATTTGGATTACAGACGACATCAACGTGGTTTCTCAATGCCCCCTACATAAAAGAGTAATTAAATTTAATACCTTTTATAATAATAACTTTACAAATAGATTACAAATAAATAAATTATCAGAAATAGATGAAAAATGGTTGAAATTTTCGGTCAAAACTACTACATTGATGTTGATGGAATTAGTAAAAAATGTCAAACAGGAAATCAAATCCAAAATGAAGACGGTACTACAACGTTGGAAATAAACATTTTCAAATACGAGATTATAAAAACTTGTATTGAAAGAGTATTAAATGAATTTGAAGAAACAGATGAAAAACTTGGTGAGTTCGGTGAAAGTAACTTGTCAATATCATTCAAAATTGCATTTAACACATTAATAAAATATGAAATTTTAATATTAGAAGATGAATAATAAAGAAAACATTGAAAAATTATCAATAGCATTAGATAATCTAAATAATAAAAGTAATGTAATTTACTTTTTGGTTTATGATACAAAAAACAATCCAAGGGCATCCGTAAAACACATTTACGACATGGCACTAACATTAAAAGAGAATGGGTATAATTCAAAACTATTGGTCGAGGACAAAACATACTCCGGTGTAAGTTCTTGGTTGGGGGACACATATAAGGATTTAGAAATTATAACAATTAAAGATGATAGAGTTGAAATAAAAATTGAGGATGTTATTGTAATTCCCGAGTATTATTCAAATGTTTTAGAATCAATGTCAAACATTAGATGTGTAAAGGTCATGTTGATTCAACAAAAAGAATACATTTTCGAAACCCTTCCAATTGGAAGCAGATGGTCTGATTATGGGTTTGATAGGGTTATTACAACCACAGAATTATCTAAAAAGTATATCAACGAAGTTTTTCCTGAATGTTTAGTACATATTATTCCACCAATTATTAGTGACGAATTTAAATCGAGTGAGGAAAACACAAAACCAGTTATTGGTATTATGTGTAAAGACAGGTCAACAAATAAAAGAATAATATCAGAATTCTATATTAAATATCCTCACCTTAGATGGTTGACCTTTAGAGATATGATAAACATGTCTTATCAAGATTTTGCAAATAATTTAAGAGAATGTTTGGTGTCAGTTTGGGTTGATGAGGATTCTACCTTTGGTACGTTCCCATTAGAATCAATGAAATCCGGTGTACCTGTAATTGGTAAAATACCTAAAAATGAACCAGATTGGTTAAGTGAGAATGGTATGTGGACATATGATGAATCAAAAATTGTTGAGATTTTAGGCACATATGTAAACGCTTGGTTAGACGGTATTGAAATTAATAATGAAGTCAAACAAAAAATGAAGGACACATTGTTACCTTACGATAGTGGAATCACTAGAAGTAACATATTAAATATTTTTGATTCATTCATAAATAAAAGAATTGACGCAATTGAAAAAGCGTTGAATAAAATAAAAGAAGAATTTGATTCAGTATTAGATTCGGGTAAAGAAACACAAGAAAAAGTATGAAAGATATATCAATAATTTTACCAATTCACAAATGGAGTGAAGAATATGAATTAATGTTTAAAAACGCATTTAATTCTGTTGAACAATTTTATAATGATGTTAAGTTAATAATCGTAGGTCCAAGTAAAGTTGTGTCAAATATACAAATTGAATCTACCAACTTAGAATATAAAGTTATAGAAAACAATGGTGAACATGATTTTTGTTCACAAGTAAACCTTGGCATTACAAATTGTGACACAGAATGGTTTTCAATTTTAGAGGTTGATGATGAATACCATAAAAATTGGTTATCATTAGTTAATAGTTATAGAAATGAAAATCCCGATGTTGGTGTATTTTTAAGTTTAGTTAAAGACATAAATGTAGAGGGTAAGTTTTTAAGTTATACAAATGAATCTACGTGGGCTTATGGATTTACTGAAAGACAAGGATTTTTAAATAATGAAGCATTATTGGAATATCAAAATTTTCAAATCTGTGGAGGTCTATACAAAACGTCGATAATTAATGAATATGGTAAATTTAAGACAAACATTAAATTAACCTTTGGATATGAGTTTTTATTAAGATTAACTCATAACAATGTAATTGTTATGACCATTCCTAGATTGGGGTACCAACACGTTAATTTTAGAGAAGACTCCTTGTTTTGGAATTACAAAAATTCTGAAAACATGAAATTATCACAAGACGAAGTAAAATTTTGGTTAGACACAGCCAAAAAAGAATTTTTCTTTAAAAATAACAGAGAAATAAACTATGTAGAAAATTAAATATGCCGCGTAAACGAACCCAAAAAATTTATTTTGGGGAGGAACAAGAACAAGCGGTAGTAAGATACTTAGAATCCAACTCCGAATCCGAAAAGAATAAGATATTCAACGAATATTTAAGAGAACCTCTCACAATAATGGTCGAAAGTATAATTCGACGTTATAAATTGTATAGAAAAGATTTTGAATTTGTGGACATACACGCAGATACTATGTCTTTTTTGATGACAAAAATTAACAAATTCGACCACACAAAAAATCACAAAGCGTATTCCTATTTTGGAACTATTTGTAAGAATTATCTTATGGGTGCAATCCAAAAGGACGCCAAAGAAATGAACAGGAATGTTTCCTACGATGATATTTCTTCGGATTTAGAAGAAAGTGCTGAACATTCTTATTCGATTGATGAATATCAAATTGACTATAAAGATGTCATTATAAAATTTGTTATTGAATTGGAAAATTTCATGGAGATTGAAGAACTTAATGAAAATGAACAAAAATTAGGATTCGCTTTAATTGAAATTTTTAGCAATTTTGAAAAAATTTTTCAAGTTGGGGAAGGTAATAAATTTAATAAAAACTTGATTTTGTTGTCATTACGAGAAATGACATCATTATCAACAAAGGAAATAAGAATTTCATTAAAAAGATATAAAAAAGTTTACGAAGGTATTATGACCGGTTTCGTAAATTAATAATTTCTCTATTTATATATTATGAGGGAAAAGAAAAACATAATATCATTAGATACCGATTCCGCGTTGGCTTTGATGCAAGAAATTTACAACGATATTGTTGAACAAAAAAATACTGCGTCAATGATTACCAAAAAAATGTTAACGTTTATGAAAGACGCGGAGGATATGAGTGTAATTGGACCTGTAATTAAAGAACAACAAAAAATACTTAATGACTGCACCGAAAAGAAGATTTCATTAGTAAAACTACAAGGAGCTCTATTAAAACAAACTCAAGGAAGTGGACCAAGTTCGTCAGGTGGTAAACTTCAATTAACAGATGAGGATAGAGTTATTTTAGAAAAGTTAATGAACGATTCTGATAGTGAGTCTTCCGGAACATACAGAGACTAATGAGTAAATCAAAGGAAACCAAAAAAAAATTATTAGCTCAAATTGAGGGGATAAATAAAATTAATGATGACCCCAAAAAAGATTCGGGTTTCATTGGTGACGCATATCAAAACAACATTCCAAATATTGATGAGCTCTTTGCCAAAAAAACTAGCGACTTAAAAAACAAAAGAAAAAGTAAAAAAGACAACGATAAAGACATTTTTAAAGATTTGTTAGATGTTGCTGAACAGTTTATTGGTAGTAAAAAGAAAACAAAATCAGAGTCAACAGATGTTCAAAATGAAGGAGTTCCTGTAAATGTAGAAAAAAATTTTGTAAAAGGTAAGGTAAAAAGATACGCAGTTTCTTCAGCAAAAGTAAGTTTAAATTCCGCTAAAGAAATTGTGGTAAAACATTTATCGGAAGCTCTTTTTATGGGAGATGGTATATGTGGAACAAGGTCTTTATTCAATATTGACTCTATTGCTTTAAAACCCGAAGAATTTGATTTCTTAGATATTTTTACGATTGACCCAGACTCTACTTGTGGTAATCTTGTTTATGAAAAAGAATCTCCCGATAAAAACAAACAAAAGGCGAATAGGAAATTATATAATTTAATGTCCAATGGTGGGTTGTACACCTACGGTGCAAACAACGGAAAAAATTTATTTACCGCACAATGGAGTGCGTCAACACAACAATTTTTAATTACCGGATTAACTCAAGGTACAACAGGAACAACTAAGGTTCAGGACTTTATAAAAGACTATTATGAATCTTTAGAATTTCCTGACATTGAAGACATACTAAAGACTAGTATGATGTTGACGATTCAAGGTAGTTCAAGTTGTAGTGACTCAAGTAAATTTACAATATCACTAAATAAATCATTAAGATTAATTGATAGACTGTTTAAGGTTTGTGGCTCGAACACGCAAAAAGATGAATTAAAAAATCAAACACCTGTTGATATGTTTAGTGAGAACGACGAGGATATCGAATCTTACTTTGATTTTGATGATGTTGAAGGTATTGATTTAGATGATGAAGAAAATAGATTTAAAAGAGTTTTAAAATTTAAAGATTGTTACAATTTTGAAATCCCTGTTGACGATATGCACGTTGAGGATTTCATATATTTAACAAACAATAATAGTATTGAACAAGCTGTAGATTCTGTTTTAGAGAATGTGGCAAAAGATGCCGCTGAACAATCTGATTCTTCATTAGATATCGGTGCATTTTTAAACAATCTATTAAATAATTTTATCTTAAACATACCAAAAGCAATAATACTATCAGTATTGTCGGCTAAATTATTTTTACCACTAATTACGTTATATAAAATTTTCAAAACGGGGTTATTAAATGTTGTCTTAAATGTCAAAGAATTGGCAAAAAAATTCTACAAAGCATTAGGAAACATAATAAAAGATTTGTTTTGGTTATTCATGAGAGAATTTTGGAGACAAATAAAAGTGGACTTATTGGCTTTCGTTCAAACTATTGTTATGAAAATAGTTAAGAACAAGTATAAAAGATATCTATTAATCATCACATCACTAATTGTCTTATTAAAAAGGGCGTTACAGACTGAAATAAATAACTGTTATGATTTATTTCAAACAATCTTACAAACAATAGAAACAGCTCTTTCTCAAAAATCACCAATAGCGGTACCTTCTGTATTATTGTTATTTTCAGATTCTTTACCAGGGTTTAGTCAAGACAGAGCATTTATGAATATAATGAATAGAATGGAGGCTAGCGGTATACCAACAGGACCATTGTATGGTGAGACAAACAAAATTGGTAATTTAGTTAAATCAGTTATCGATGGGTACACTGAAGAAGAAGACGCAAATTCATTTGTCAAAATTGTTTTAAAAGGTGGTACACTACCGGGTCCACCACTCGCCGGCGGAGCGGTAATTCCACCAGGATTTATTACAGGTACAGGTAAAAAGTTTTAATATGGAACCCGAAAAATTAAAAAATATTATTGAAAATGCTAAAGATAAACCAAATAAAGATTTATTGGAGGCGGAGGAATTTTTGTATCAACAACATGAGTCACTAAAATTACATATTATTGATTTAACGAAAAAATTAGAATCAATAGAGAATTTACATGATGTTATAAGTAAAGAAATTGAAAATAGAAAACTTGTATGAAAATAGTTGATTTAGGTGTTTGTATAGATAATAACGACCCAAAAGGTTTGGGTAGAATAAGAGTAATTGATTACGACGATTATGTTGGTGGTAAATCAAATATAAAAAAAGATATTAAAAAATGGAGTAAAGATGACCCATTTATTGCGACACCATTTTTACCAAATAATATTAACTTTATTCCAGAAATAAACCAAGCGGTAAAAATAATTCGTTATGACAATGAAAAAACAACTGTTAATCAAGAATATATAGCAGGACCATTCTCAACGAGATACGATTTTAACAAACAAACTTTTAACACCCAAATCTCTCAAACAACTTATGGTGTTTCTATTGAGGATAAAGAAGATATAATAAAAAACGAAGAGGGTACATTACCTGAAAATTGTAAAAACACACTTTCAAAATATAAAGATTATTCTGTTAGTGGAAAATACGGTTCAGATGTTGTCTTTACAACAGACGGTGTTGTTGTAAGAGGAGGTAAATTAGTTCAACAAGAGGTCACATCTAATGAAAATAAAGTTCTTTTAACAAAAGGGTATCCCGTGGCTTCTGATAAAGTTGCTAAACTTCATTTGAAAAAATTTGGTCCTAAACAATTTATAGTTGAGGAGGATAAAGAAGAAAGTTTTACTGAAAATTCTAACCTACAATTCATTATAGAATATGATGTAAATAATTTATCAAATCCAACATTCGCTAATTTTTATGTTTACCAAGTCAAATCAAATGTTGCTTCAAAATATAATTCGAATAATTTTACTGAATCAACAGAAATGATATCGGGTGAAACTGTTTTTTTATCTGAATCAGGAAATACTTACACATTTAGAAGTGATTTAAATTCTATAAACGGATTTAGTGGTGCAACACTGTCTAAAAAAATACAGTTAACATATACAGAAATTAGGAACAAATTAACCTCAATACAAAAAAACGGATTTGGGGGTATTGTATCATATAAAATTTTAACTGACTTGATTGCAACTTCACAATCAGACAACAACATATACCCATTCTTTTTTAGACCAACAAACGAATTTAAAAACAGAGGAACCACCACCACAGAATTTAATAATAGAAATACATTATTTAACGCGATTAAATTGTCTTCAAAATCTTCATCCTCAGCATCTTTAGTTTATTCAAAAGATAGGGTGAATCCAAATACAAAACCAATTCCAAAAAAAGTTAAAACATTAAAAACCGATACGACAACGTTTGAACAAACATTTGGTAATATAACCGCCGACAAGATTTACTTACTTTCAACTGATACAAATTTTACAGATAAGAAAATAGATTTTCCGGTTTTAAATTCATACGAATATGACCAATCTGATTATATTGAAAAAATAGAACCAAATACATATTCTTTAGTGAGAGGTGAAATATTATTAGATTTTATTGAAGCACTTTACAATTTATTAATTGGTCATGTTCACAATATCAATGAGGAGTACATAAAAAGTGACCCCAACCACCAAGCGTTAGAGGTACTCTATAATAAATTAAAAGATGAATTGATAAATAAGTCTATTAAAATCAACTAAAACGATATTTATACTATAAAAGGGAATGTCGTACTATCGTTCATATTTTTCTAAAAACAATACTATTATTGAAAATAGTCGAGTTAACACCGCTAAAAATCCAACAACCGAGATTTATTACGGAGATGGATATTCTCGATTTATATTCAAAGTTGATTTTACAGATTTACAATCGAAGGTTAACAACGGTGATTTAGTTATTACCACAGGAACGACTCATTACTTAAAAATGACCAACACGGTCATTGGTGACCCTAAATTAATAGGTGACAGTAAATCCAACGGAAAAGACCGAGCAACGTCATTCGATTTGATATTATTCTCAATACCTCAATCATGGGACGAAGGTGTTGGGTATGACTATGAATTTACCACTTATGATGATAGTTCAGGTAATAAAATATATGACACCCGAGCATCTAACTGGTATGATAGAACCACAACATCAGGATGGACATATCCAGGTGTGTATACGGGAGCAACTGTCCTAAGTACAATTCATTTTAACAATGGTAATGAAGACATTAATGTTAATATTACAAATTACGTAAATGGTATTATAGTTTCGGGAAATACTGACCACGGATTAGGATTAGCATTCACCTCAGCATACGAATCTATCACAACCGGTGAAACCCAACAATCCGTTGCGTTCTTTTCAAAATATACACAAACATTTTTTGAACCATTTGTTGAGTCAGTATTTGATGATAGAATAGATGATAACAGACATGATTTTATTGAGGAAAGATATAATAACCTATATCTGTATGTAACAAAAGGTACAAATTTTTACGACTTAGACAGTAACCCAACGGTCGATATTTTAAATTCAAGTAGTACCTCTATATCGGGTCTTACAGGTCTAACAACAACAAAAATAAAAAAAGGAATATACAAAGTTAGATTTGGTATAACAGGACAATTATGTGATGGTAAAAGGTTCTTCTATGACAAATGGAAAAACTTATCTTTAGATGGAATATCTATAAGTGATGTTACACAAAAATTTGTACCTAAACCATACACCGCGGGTTACACCATTGGTACCAACCCAACAGAAACACAAAATTATAAAATACAATTTTCGGGTATAAAACAAAATGAAAAAATTATAAGAGGTGAGCTTAAGAAAATTGTTCTATACTTTAAATCAATTGAGCAATCAAAAACTATATTGTTTGATAAAGTTTATTACAGAATATTCATAAAAGAGGGTAGGACAAATGTGATTGTTTACGATTGGACACAAGTAGATGTTACAAATGAAAATTCATTCTTTTTGGACACATCGTATTTGATACCTAGAGAATATTTTATGGAATTTAAAGCTAAAACATATACCGAGGAGATATTTTACAACGACTACGTAAAGTTTGAAATATTATCTGAAATTTAAAAATATTTATTACTATGGACCATTTAGAAGGAATTATTAAATCACAATTAAATAACTTAAAAGACGAGAGAACTACTGAAAATTATATGTTTTTCAGTAATTTAAAACAATTACACAGACAGTGTCAAATGTTACTCGAGTTAGACCCAACAATTGTTGAGTCAATATTACAAAATGGTCATGATTGGGCGGAAGACCATATTGCAGTAGCAAAAGAAAATGTTGACCAAGTTTTTGACTTTATGATGAATTCAACAAAAGATTCTATTAATGAGGCCAAATCAAATAAACTTTGCGCTAGAGGTGTTTCAACCGCTAAATCAAAATTTAAAGTTTATCCAAGTGCATATGCTAATGGATATGCTGTTCAGGTTTGTAAAGGAAAAATAAAAGGTCTTGACGGAAAGAAAAGATGTTCGGGCTCATATTGCTCAGGTAAAAAGTAATGGATAAGAAAATCGTTTGTGAATGTGGGTGGAATTGGATGATGTCTGATGGTGGGGATGACCCATACACATGTCATAAATGTGGTCAGGATAATACAGATAAGTACACAATGAAGATTTATATTAGTGAAGAAGATTTAACTTATGTAAATGAATCTATTGAATCTGGAGAAGTTTTAAAAGAAGACTTAGCAAGATGGTTTAAAGAAAAATGGGTTGACGTTTCTCGTAAAATTGACGGTAAACATCCTCCTTGCGGTAGAAAATCGGCTGATGGAGAAGAAGGTAGAAGGGGTTATCCAAAATGTAGACCACAAAAAAAAGTTTCAAAGGAAACCCCAAAAACCGCGGGTTCTTACAGTAAAAAAGAAAAAAAGGCCATGACTTCTCAAAAAAGAAGGGCGGAAAAAAAAGAACCCAAAGTTGGTAAAGGTAATAAACCAACAATGACAAAATTTGATGAAAATATGGAAAACAAAATTAAATTGGACTTATCCTC